ACCGGAAGTTGAACCCGAGGAGTCTGGTAATAATGTAGCAGACTCCTCGGGACCCGTCGCAGAATCGGAGATTCTGTTCACGAATGCGAAGAAGACCCAAGAGATGAGCGAGGACGCAGATGCCTTCATTGGTGGGTTCGACCCGGAGGGCTTGGACGATGAGTGGTTCTCGCTTGAAGCGGAACTGGCCGCCCTTGAACCTGACAGTGAAGTGACCGAACCCTTTGGGGACTTTGACAGCGAATGAACTTCAGCGCGGCTCCGCCGCTTACCTTTTTTTTAATATCACAACCCCAGCAGGGATAAACATGTGGTGACAAGCCGAGGGGACAACTTGTGAAAGCAAAGCTAAGTTGAACTTTCCTCGGCTTCGCCTCGTGTTTACCTCCCGCTCCCCTCACGTCTTGAAGAAGAATTGCACCACCCCGTCAATGCTCGCCCCAGTGGCGTTGGTAGAGATGATGGTGAACTCGAGCGTGTCGCCCTGCTTGAGTTTCCGCATCGTTTTCGTCGTGCCTTCCCACATGTGCGTGGCGGGCCCTGCAGTCGAATTGTTCGCCTCTAGCTGCATGCTCCCAAACGCCAGAACATCTTGCTCGGGAGTGTAGAAGTCCGCCGCGTTGCTGGTGCCAATGTTGTTGACACTGTTCCCATCGGCAGTCGTGACAATGGCCCAGTCGACCCTCTGGGCCGCTGCGACAACAGAACGCGCGCTGATAGACCAGCGGAGACCCACCACGGTGCCAGGAAAAGTAGTGGTCTTGAGCACAGTGTCCACCTGTGTCGTCGTGACCGACAAGTTGACGGCGATGAGTTCCTTGTCAATCGGGCGCGAAACACGCTGCCCAGACGTACGAGCACGCTTCAACGGCCGCGCTGCCATGTTTCCCTGTGATTCTCCCAGAGGTCCCAACAGGTGTCGGGTACCTGCTTAATTAAGCAGGTTGTCACTTACAGTAAAAAAAGGGGGCGGACCAGTCAAAATTAAAGTACTTTCTCGAGCGCGAACTGAACCTTTTAGGCGGCATTCCCGAAGTGGTCCCCGATATCGAAACGGAGGTACCGTGCCCTTCTGCCAAGGCAGAACGGAGCCTCACACCGCAACTGACGATGCCTGGAGGGGGTGCGAAGAACTGGTGCTGGACCTACAACCGAGGTGACGATGTTTCGGACGAAGAATGGGCTCAAATGCTCGATCGTTTTACCTCCCTTGGCGAACTGGATCAAGTATTGTACCTTGTGTTCCAACAAGAACGCGGGTCGGAAGGTCAACGCGACCACTTGCAAGGGTATGTTCAGCTTAGCCGCCGCTGCTCCTTGGTCGCGGTGAAACGTGACGTATTCATGAGCTGCACGGTGCACTTGATAGTGGCAAAGGGCACACCGCAACAGAATCGGACTTATTGCACCAAAGACGAGGGCCGTATTTCGGGACCGTATGAGTTCGGAGAGGTACAAGCAGGTCAGGGCCACCGAACGGACCTGGACGTAGCTGCAGAGCTGGTCCGAACTCAAGGTGCGGCCCAAGTTGCGCGTGACTTTCCAGTACAGTATGTACGCTGGAACAAAGGACTACACATGCTTGAAGCGCAACTTCAACGTTTCGGAGCTGAAGCAATGCGTGAAGTTGTGAACTGCGCTGTACTCTGGGGGCCGACCGACCTTGGGAAGAGTCACGCCGCTTTCACGTTGGATGAACCAGGTGATACCTTTGTTGTCCCCATACAGAACACTGGCGCACTGTGGTTCGACGGGTATCAAGGGCAGCGCACTCTTATTTTCGATGACTTCGACCCGAAGACGGTACCCTATCGTACCTTGTTGCGTGTTTGTGACCGCTACCGCCTTGAACTACCGGTCAAGGGTGGTTTCGTTGTTGGACGCTGGAAAAACGTGATATTCACAGCAAACGATCCACCCGACCAGTGGTACCAGTCTGAAGAACCTTACCGCGGTGGACCGCTCGAACGACGACTCGGCCTGGTCCTACCAGCCTTTGATCGAAACGCTTGTGCGGTATTCAAAGCAGCTTTCATCACGACGTTCTACGATGAGATTGCATTGGACGATCAGACCGCGACGCAGGGACCGGAAGTTGAACCCGAGGAGTCTGGTAATAATGTAGCAGACTCCTCGGGACCCGTCGCAGAATCGGAGATTCTGTTCACGAATGCGAAGAAGACCCAAGAGATGAGCGAGGACGCAGATGCCTTCATTGGTGGGTTCGACCC